ATGCTTATTGGCTATGTACGCGTGTCAACAAATGACCAGAACACCGATTTGCAACGTAGTGCGCTGAACTGCGCGGGATGTGAGCGGATTTTTGAGGATAAAATCAGTGGCACTAAGTCCGACAGACCGGGGCTGAAAAAACTGCTCAGGACACTATCGGCAGGAGACACGCTGGTTGTCTGGAAGCTGGACAGGTTGGGGCGCAGTATGCGGCATCTTGTTACGCTGATAGAAGAGTTGCGCCAGCGTGGCGTGAATTTCCGAAGCCTGACTGACAGTATTGATACCAGCACCCCAATGGGCCGTTTCTTTTTTCATGTCATGGGGGCCCTGGCTGAAATGGAACGCGAACTGATAGTTGAACGTACCAGGGCGGGGCTGGCTGCAGCTCGTGCTAAAGGCAGAGTAGGTGGACGCCGTCCTAAGTTGACCACCGAACAGTGGGCACAGATTGGACGTTTACTCGAGGCCGGAGAATCAAGACAGCGTATTGCACTGATTTTTGATGTGGGTGTTTCCACAATTTATAGAAAATTTCCGGCAAATAAGAGCAATGAATCCCCCTGAATCAGCATTATGTTGATTATCCCTGCAAGCAGACAAATACCGTCATTTTGTATGAATAACGGTACAACTGCGCTTAGCTGTTTGTCAGGCACAATCACTTCAACATAGGGCGAAGCCTAATCCAATCAGGAGGTTCGCCACTATGGCTCAGGATTACCACCACGGGGTGCGCGTTGTTGAAGTCAACGAAGGCACCCGATCCATTACCACGGTGAGCACCGCCATCGTGGGTATGGTCTGCACGGGCGATGATGCCGATGCAAAAATGTTTCCTCTTAATAAACCCGTGCTGATCACTGATGTGCTGACTGCCAGCGGTAAAGCGGGTGAGTCCGGCACGCTGGCCCGTTCGCTGGATGCCATCGCTGACCAGGCAAAACCCGTGACCGTTGTTGTGCGTGTGCCGCAGGGTGAAACGGAAGAAGAAACCACGACCAATATCATCGGCGCAGTGACTGCTGAAGGTAAAAAAACAGGCATGAAAGCCCTGTTATCTGCCCAGACACAGCTCGGCGTTAAACCGCGCATTCTCGGCGTGCCAGGTCACGATAACAAAGCCGTTGCTACTGAGTTGCTGAGTGTGGCGCAAAGCCTGCGTGGGTTTGCTTACCTGTCAGCGTATGGCTGCAAGACGGTGCAGGAGGCGATCACTTACCGTGAAAACTTCAGCCAGCGCGAAGGAATGCTGATCTGGCCCGACTTTACTGGCTGGGACACGGTGCTGAATGCCGAAGCAACGGCATATACCGAAATTCCAGGAGCTGCGCAAAGTGGCTTCCGGTATGGCTATTCACAAGAAATGGCGACAGACCTATTTTTCCACGCCATCCAGTCTGACACACAGTGCTTATCCGTTCTGGTCCGGTGCGCTGTTCAACCGTGGGCGCAACAGAGCCGATAAGGTGGACATCGACCTGTCCCACAGCAATCTGGCCCCCGGCCTGCTGTGCGCAGACGGGCAATACCGCCAGATAGTCACCGTGGAAGATGCGGTGCGCGGCGGCTGTAACCTGTTCGACCTTGACCAGTTGCGCATGGAGTACAGCCCTGACGAATACCAGAACTTGCTGATGTGCGAGTTCGTGGACGATCTCGCGTCCGTGTTCCCGCTCAGCGAATTGCAGGCGTGCATGGTGGACAGCTGGGAAGTCTGGACCGACTTTCATGCACTGGCCCTGCGCCCGTTTGGCTGGCGCGAAGTGTGGATCGGTTATGACCCGGCAAAAGGTACGCAGAACGGCGACAGCGCCGGATGCGTGGTGGTGGCACCGCCAGCCGTGCCAGGCGGTAAGTTCCGCATTCTTGAGCGTCACCAGTGGCGCGGAATGGACTTTCGCGCCCAGGCTGACGCCATCAAAAAACTGACCGAACAGTACAACGTGACCTATATCGGCATCGACTCAACCGGCGTTGGTCACGGGGTTTACGAGAACGTGAAAGCGTTTTTTCCTGCCGTCCGGGAGTTTGTCTACAACCCCAACGTTAAAAACGCCCTGGTACTCAAGGCCTACGACATTATCAGCCACCGCCGTCTTGAGTTTGACGCCGGGCACACCGACATTGCGCAGTCATTCATGGCAATCCGTCGCGCCACCACCGCCAGCGGCAACCGCCCGACCTATGAAGCCAGCCGCAGCGAAGAAGCCAGCCATGCCGATCTGGCCTGGGCAACAATGCACGCACTGTTTAACGAACCACTGCAGGGCGAGTCCGCCAATACCAGCAATATTGTGGAGATTTTTTGATGGGAAAGAGTAAGAAGAACCGCGCTGCGGCGACGAAACAGATCCAGCATAAAAACCAGACTTCAGCCGAAGCATTCAGCTTCGGTGATCCCGTTCCTGTTCTGGACCGCCGCGAACTGCTGGACTATGTGGAATGCGTACAGATGGACCGTTGGTATGAGCCACCAGTGAGTTTCGACGGCCTGGCGCGAACCTTCCGTGCCGCCGTACACCACAGCTCACCGATTGCAGTAAAGTGCAACATTCTGACCAGCACCTATATCCCTCACCCGTTGCTCAGCCAGCAGGCTTTTTCACGTTTTGTGCAGGACTATCTGGTATTTGGTAATGCCTACCTGGAGAAACGCACGAACCGCTTCGGTGAAGTTATCGCCCTTGAACCTGCCCTGGCAAAATACACTCGACGCGGATTAGACCTGGATACCTACTGGTTTGTGCAATACGGTATGGCAACCCAGCCGTATCAGTTCACGAAAGGCAGCATCTTTCATCTGATGGAACCGGATATTAATCAGGAGATCTACGGCCTGCCTGGCTATCTTTCTGCTATTCCATCCGCTCTGCTCAACGAGTCCGCCACGCTGTTCCGCCGGAAGTATTACATTAACGGCAGTCATGCAGGCTTCATCATGTACATGACCGATGCCGCGCAAAACCAGGAGGATGTGAACAACCTCCGCAACGCAATGAAAAGCGCCAAAGGACCGGGTAACTTCCGCAACCTGTTTATGTACTCGCCTAACGGCAAAAAGGATGGGCTTCAGATCATTCCTCTGTCAGAAGTCGCGGCGAAGGATGAGTTTCTGAATATCAAAAATGTCAGCCGCGATGACATGATGGCAGCACATCGCGTACCGCCGCAAATGATGGGGATTATGCCTAGCAATGTCGGGGGGTTTGGGGATGTAGAGAAAGCTAGTAAGGTATTTGTGCGGAATGAGCTTTTACCTTTGCAAAAATTGATGCAAGCGCTTAATTGTTGGCTAGATGAAAATATAATTACATTTAATAAATATATTTTGTAGTTCCTGTTTATAATTAACGCCTGCCTGAGCAGGCGTTCTTTCATTTAAAACGTGTTGCAATATCTGCTGCTTCGATAACTGTTGCTTTTACGGTATTATCGCCAGCACGATAATAAATATCCCCATCATAACTAGAATAAGATGCTAGAAGTGGAATTGTAATAACTATAACTCCATAACCATAAAAGTCATTATAGTCAATCAAACTCACCACTTGTGATTTAAGAGGCTCACTCAAAGCAGATTTTTTCAACTCATCGCAAAAACGTCTATAATATTCTTCCATTGATATGCCGAGTTTAATAGCTTCTCTTTTAACACCAACAACACTTCTCTCACCAACTACATGTGCATCTATATCATCAAGCTCTTTTACTCTACTTGTATCACTTGGTTTATCTGTTACACCAAGCAATAACTTACCAACTACACCGTTCTTGTTACCTTTACCGATGTTAGCAATAGCACAAATTGTGGAGAATATTTTCTCATGAATGCCATCATCAATAGTTCGCTCTCCGCCTAACATCAACAAACCCTGTTTCAGTTCATAATTTGCAAGCTCTATTTCAGATCTTCGTAAAATATCCTCAATATCCACCGTATTGTGAGAATTATAGATATGACTGCTATCGGCGCTATCAATAAAGTTATCTTTAATCAAGCCTATGATAGAATTAATATTCTTTCTTCTCTCTTCCCCACCAGTAGCAGATCTTTTAGTATCTAGTCGAGTGACTATATTATTAAGATTGTCTTTTACACCTTTATAATTATTAATCTTCTTATTTTCTTTAATGAGTAATTCATGAAAAGCAATAAATAACACAGCAAATATGGCTGGGAAAGCATTTGTAGTACGTTTAGTAAAGATTAAATCCCTGAGTTTAATTTCACCGTCACTATTACATACTTTTGTTATTTCCTGGATGCAGAATTTAAACTCTTCTGCAAATTTTCCTTCACCATAAACATTAATAGCAGAGCTAATACGACTATACTCTTCATCTTCATTATTATAAATCTGATCAAGCGCATCTTTGGAACGATCTATTAACTTACCTCCAACAATACAAGCTGCTATATCTGCAATGCATTGCTCATCCATACTGTCACGAAGGTCTGTTGAACGTAAGATCCCATGTTTTACCCAAAATACTTCTTCCGACTGAATTTGGTAACCATGTTTAGTTAGTGGCAAATCAATGCTAATAGACGGCATTTGCTCTAAAAGCAATATGTCGTCAGATACATCCCCCCTGATAGAACAGGCAATATCCCTAACCATATTTGAAAATTTATTTTGTATACCAGCCTGGCGCCTTTCTTGATCACTAAGTCTATGCCCGTATGTATTAATTCTATCAAAAACATCATTTATTTCGTTCTCAGTCGCATTACGCATAATGGACATTGCAAGAGAATAATCCAATAACTGAGTAACCTCACGCTGACTTAAAAGATTATCAGCTTTCACTGCAACAAACTTACCTTCATCCGCTCGATTTTTCGCTGTGGGAAAAGCGTCCAGATTAAAACGTTTTCCATCAAGTGATTCATATCCTGTTTCGATGAAAGACATTATTGCATGTAATCTTTGTAGGCCATCAATTATTTCATATGTGCCAGGATCATTTTCCCTTTCCGCGAGAAGAACTGCAGGAATTGGATATTTTTTTTGAATGGATTCAATTAATTTTTGTTTCTCTATTGCAGTCCAAACTAATTTTCGTTGATAACGTCTATTAACAAATATCTTACCTTCAGTAAACCATGAATAAATAGTTTGTATAGAAGTTGTTTGCGGTAATAGTTCAGCCATGAAACAAATTCCTTCTTCTGGATAGAATTTTATAATATAGAAACTGAAAAGGTTAAGTTACCATCAAAAATGATGATAGCAACAAAAAGATACCATTTTGTAATTTTTTGTTCAGATTTTCATATCAGAGCGCGCTCGTATCCCCGCCACGCCTGCCCGCTTTATGTAGTGGTTTTCATGCAGGTGCATGACATAAGCAAAAGCCCGCCAGTTCTGGCGGGCCTCAGCAAAAACGATCCTAAAACGATCATGCGGATTCATGCAGCATAGACATGCAAAGCTTGTTAGAACGGTGATTCCCATGTTAAAGGAGGCTTACTCTTGTTGAGGTTAAACATCCACAGTAACTCCTGCCAATACGAACACTTTATTCATCATAGTGTTCTAATTTCGCTTTTGCTAAACGTCCATGTAAGTGATTAACAAAATGTAAATTACTCAAAATCAGGCTCATAACGCATTTTAATTGCATCCAGCTAATAAAGTAAATGAAGAAAATACCAATGTATTTAAACAAGTCTTTATTAGCTTGATAAACAGGTAATGCATAAAACACTGCCTTAACCAAAAAGAAAATTAGAATCCCAGCCATAACACAAGCAGATGTGATTATTGTATAAACTAATTTCTCTATTCTTGGTGAGTCATGCTCATTTTTTATATAACTTACATCATCCTTAACAATACTATTCATTGCATTCGGATATAAAAAACCGACCCATAAACCGACAATAGTGAATATAGATGCTGAAATATTTATAAGCGCACCTAAAATATCTTTTGCATCATTATAGGAAAAACTTTTGAACGAAAAATAGCTTATAACGCAGCACAAAACAACAGCAACAAAATTAATCGCCTGCTGTTTTGCAACTGTTATTATCAAACCTTCCGTTTCTGTCATATCAACCTTCCGCTATCTTTTTTGTGGATGCAGCTTCAGATTCTTTAATGGATGCTTCCTCAGCATATTTTACTTCACTAATCAAATCATCACGAATTTTGTTTATTTCATCCAGTAAAAAACGCGCTGAATAATGCTCAAACCCATCCGAATCTTGAAGAGGAAGTTTAGTCCTGGCTACATAGCTACTGAGCCAAACCGGATTAGCACGATCAGCCAGTAAAAAACCCACATCCCATTCAGACTCTTCACCTCTCATTGAGAAGAGATTTCGAAGCTCATCCGATGATGGTGCACCGTCAATTTTAACTTCAATTTTACGAGGCTGCTCCAAAACAGGAGGTGCCCCAATAAGCTTATTACGCTTTTCTTCACCCACCAGAGATGCTAAAGCTACACTTGTTAGCTTCAACAATGGTTGCCTTGTGTCATTTTGGTTTATTACCGTTGTATCCTTTATCAATGTGTGTGTAATTTTATGCCTTAACCTTTCAAAGTTTTCCTCAGCGGCTTTAAGTTTTGTTTCTTCCAATACAAACTTGAAGATACAGTTTATCTCATTTTTGCCATCTTTATATTGAAACTTAGTATTGTAGACATCCACACAACGACCAGGGGTCTTAGCTGATTCAAATGTACGCTTAGATTTCGTTCTTTTACCTAACTTACTATTATTATTTACATGCTGAATGAAGTATTGTGCGAAGAGATAAGTATCAGCGAAAGAATGGGGGAATCTGATTGATGCTATTTTATTCAACTCAGGAATAATCCAGTAATAGCAGGGTTCACCCCAAATTATTTTATCCTCACCATGTTCTCTTCCCGCCCTAATGGTTCCTTTACTATCACCACTTACTTTAGAACCGACCTTAATACCATGTATTCCGTTACCGTTCCCCACTTCACGGTATAAAACAATTACTGCATCTTTAGTCTGGCTGTCCCTCACAAGGCCTCGACTGTAAACTCGTGTTCGCAGAGGTTGTTCTTCTTTATTCCATGGGAGAGTCTGCTCAAAATTTTTATCCTTGAGCCACCCTTCTAAATCGTCCAAAACCCCCATAAGATCGCCGAATTTATAATCAAGCTCTTCGGGTTTATTCTTTAAACGATAAAACCCACAAGCAGTAATATCAAAGAAGGTGATTGAGCCGTTGTCCACTAAAACTCCTTTTTGCCAAAGCAACACACGATACATTTTTCACGTATACCATCAGAATCGTCCCTAAACTTCAAGTTACTTATGATAATCAAGAAAGCTGTCGAATGTTGTTGCATAGGCCAAAGTTTCAGGGGAACAAGGCATTCTTAAATCACTTTTCACTACCCGTTTCTAACGCCTCACGCGGCTCGTTGTTCAACCTTGCGGACGATAAAAACCAGTTTTATCGTCCGCAACGTTCGCTAGTGTAACCAGCTGTCGTCCTCCCAGACCTTCTGCATAATTTTCATCACTTGTTTTCTTTCTTCGTCCAGTTGCAGTCCGGTCAGTTCCACACCGTTAGAGCTACCTTTGCGGATACGAATTACCGTTTTGGGATACAGGGGGCGCAGATTGCGGTAAAGCTCGGATTCAAGGGCGTCCAGTGTAGACTGGCTAATCTTCTGCTCTTTATCGATCATTATTTCAATGCGCATAAAAGTCACCTCAGCTGATGACATCCATTGAGCGGTTGTATTCATGGGTTCTGATTTTTGCCATGAGTTCATCTGTCAGTTCAGAAACCCACTGCAGGGCCAGCCCCTTCTCTTCATCACTACACTCACTAGCCGCTACAAGCTTAAGAAAAAAATCAATGCGCTGGAGCTTCAAAGACTCCAAAAAATAGTCCTGCATCTTTCCTCCTATGACACCAAAGCAATACTGTATACATAACCACTGTTTATATTTACAGTATATAATAATCTTACTGATGTAAAACGTTTTTTTACGTTCATCAGCCTGGTATGCCTGGTATTATTAAGAGCACGAATTGTTAACCCGCGTAATTAATACAGATCCCGCCACTTATCATCTTCCTGCAAACGCTGGTTCCGATAGAAGATACGCAGGCCTGCTCCTGACGGAATACTGCCACCGCGAAGGAGTAAATCGACCTCTTTCTCGCTGCCATCAAATCCTCTGGACTTCAGTTCATAGACGAGCTGCTGTCGCTGATGATCTGTAATTCGCTGTTTGTAGTCTCTACGCCGTTTCGGTTTCACCAGGCGTAACCTTGCAGCCAGTTCCCGGCGCTCTTTTTTGTTCATACTGTGCAGGTAATCGTGCAATTCCTTGTCATCCATGCGGGTGATATCCGTTCTGGTATCCCCATCAGCTGATTTGTCTTTCCCTTGTTGGTACAAATTTTCAGCAAGGGGACAGTTATTGCCACGAGTCCAAGGGGCGCAAGCGCCCTGGTCGGCTGCCGCCTCCTGAACATCAACGGCCTTACGAACCATTTTCCACTTCACGGCATGAGTGCAGATCTTGCCCTCTGCAATAGGTGACCAGATGCCATAAATACGAATGCCGTGATCGCCATAGGCGGTCGGCTCTTCGTTGATTTCATAAGCGGTTCTGATGAGGTGATATTTGCGGGGAACCAGTACGCCGCCCTGCTTCATGATGTAGGTGGCAAAACAACCAGCATCAGCAGCAGCCAGGATGGCATCAAGGCGCGGGTTATCCAGTACCGGCGCACCTGCTTTTTTGTCCCCCTGTTGCCTTGCCGCCTGACCAGCCAGCAATCGCAGTTCACGGTAAGCCTGACGCCCCGGAATGCCAAAGAAGCGGAATTGCTGAACACGATGCAGAGACGCCCAGGCATTAACGTATTCAGCATTATCACGCAGGGATTTCCCCGTTTCCTTGCTGATCTCGCCAGCCAGACCACGCCCGTCAATGTTCTTACTGATGTATTTCGCGATGTAGCTTGTTGGCGTACCTTTGCGCGGGTTAATCAACTCAGACTTAAAGCGCGGCCCAGTGTTATTGCCCAGTTCCTCGCGGTCTTCACGGATGGCAAACTTACGCAGTAATGCAGTGATGGCGCGGCGGTCTTTTTTGCGCATAAAACACAACAGGTGCCAGTGAACTGTACCGTCATGATGCGGCTCAGCCACCCGCACGCCATACCACCGCAATCCGGCTTTGTGCATCGCCTTACGAAATGCAGCAAACATGCCGACCAGATAATCACTGCTTTGTCTTACCGTCGCATTTGTCCAAGTTGGGTTGGGCCTGCCATTATTTAGCGTGGAATGGAAACGTGACGGACAGGTGATGGTGTAGAAAACGGCGCAGTCACCGCGCATTTCCGCGATAAGCTCCAGGCCTTTAACACAGGCCATCATCTCATTGCGGCGATGCGCAGGGTTGCTGCTGCTGGCGTTTACCACATCCTCCATGTCCAGCGTGTCGCCGTCTTCGTTCACCAGTTCATGAGAACGAAAAAACTCCAGCGACTTACGGCGCTGCTCACGTTTATGCATCACGGCTTCATAGCTGACATAGGGAGATGCTTTTTTGCTGACCAGGCAGACAGCACGCAACTGCTCTTCCCGCCATTCGCAACGCATCTTCCATAATTTCCGGTACCACCAGTCAGCGCACAACATACGCGCCAGCGAACCCGGAATGAGTTCATAGGGCACGGGTTTACGGCGGTTTCTTTTCCGGCGGAGTTGCTCAAACGCAGGCGGGATGACATCCAGACGCAGGGTTTCCGCTGCCACCTTTTCCCATGTCTTGCGGATTTCTTCTGGCTTAACGTCATCGGTGACATACAAATCGCCACAAGCTGCATCAAGGCACATGCTCATATGCGCAGCTACCAGGGTGGACAGGCGTTTCACCTGATCCTGACTCATTTCAGGCAGGATCAGCAGGCCGTCCAGCCCTTCATGGCTTGCCATAAAGCGAAAAGAAGTGGATAGCTGACAGTCGCGTACATGCTCCAGCCGTTCCAGACATGGCTTAATCGTCTCACGCAAATAGCGGGAATAAGCCTTTGGCCTGCCCAGGCTGCTGAAGTATTCAATACGTTGCATCAGCGGCTTGCTGATATGGGAAGGCTGGGCATTGACGTCCGCCAGAATGACCATATCTGGATTAAAACGCTGCTGCTCATGCGCCAGCTTTGCCCGACTAATGAGCTTATCCTGCTCCATTTCGCGCTGGACAGGATCACGGGATTCATTAAAGAAATAACGCTCCCAGACCTGATCACTCAGTGCCTCGCGGCGCAGCTGTTCCTGCTCGTTATCGGCAGCGTACAGAGCGATCAGATTTGAAAGCGCAGAAACTGAAGATTGCTCTTCTGTCTCTACGTAAGGATTGATTGCTTTTTTCTCAGCATTCCAGGAATAGCTGTAGTTCATTACGCAATCTCCAGTTCGAGCTGTGAAGGCTGCAAACCATTCGACAGCCAATCAGAAACTGAAGGTGGGCGAACAGCTTCAATTGCACCTTTTAAAATTGCGCAACGGTTTTTCAGAATGACAGCTTTCAGCTCCTTTTCCGTCAGATTGCGCGAATACTCAGCCTCCTGAATAGCCCGCGTCAGCTCAGGATATTTGCTATTAAATTTGGGGACATTGCAGGCAAGATTTGTACTGTCGGCAGTCGCCAGTGGGTAATTTCCCAACACACGACCGTCAAGCATGCGCAAACCATGAACAGCTGTTTTGAAATTGTGTCGGCAATAAATTGCTTCAAAAGCGTCCTGCATACGACGATGCCAGTGCGCAGTTCTGATAGCCGCATATTCACCAGACGATCCAAAGCAGACACGAGGCCATTCACGACATAGCTCGATAAGCCGATCGATTGACTCGTGCAGATGCCAGACGGGAGTTGCCTTCCCGTAGAACATTTTCGGAACTTCGTTTATCAGGGCATCATTGTCACGTTCACCTCCGTCCACAACATCAGGAATGACAAAAAAAGCGACCTTAGGATGGTGGTAATAGTTCAGGAGCCATTTATAAAAATCACTCCAGTTAATTTTTAGCCCACGCACCCATGCAGAAAATGCGCCGTTATCAATGCCGACGACCTGAGCGTGCTGAATGGACGCCGCAATCTGATCTGGTCGTACATAGGAGACGAAAGCGCCAGCTCCGCTCACCGCAATACGATGAACGTCGCCAGCACTTCCCCAGACAGGCGTCCCATGGAAATGATGAATTCCGTGGTGCATTTCTTTCACACTTGCACCCCGAAAATAACAGTAGAGTCACGTCCCCTACTAAAATCGGCACTAAACCAATTAGCAGATTTAGTGGCAATCATCTCTGTTGCAAATTTTCCCTCCCCCGCTGCAACGCCGATGCTGCGTTTCGCCCTGATGTAGTGGTGAGTGAAATTACGATAAAGGGACCGGGTCAAAGACGTGTTACTGTTAGAAACAATGACCGGATGTCCTTCTGATGACCGATGTTCAAGAATGGATGCCAGGTGATACTGATCATCTTCAGTGAAACCATCAGTGTGATAGCCGGAAAACGTACCGTCATAAGGCGGATCGCAATACACCACATCCCCCACCTTCAACATCGCCAGCGTTTCATCAAAGCTGGCGCAGATAAACGTTGCCCGCTGGGCTTTCTCTGCAAATGCGCGAATTTCTTTTTCAGGGAAATACGGATTTTTATAATTACCGTAGGGAATGTTGAAATGCCCGCTCTTGTTATAGCGACATAAACCACGGTAACCGTGACGATTGAGATACAGGAAATATACCGCTTTCATGAAATCAGTAATTTCAGTGGAGTAATTAAACTCCTGCCTTATGTTGTAATAAGCCACCTCTCTGTTTGCTTCCTCAAATAAAGCTCTGGCACGAGATATAAACGCCTCACAATCAGCAGCAACCTTTTTATAGAGGTTGATTAAATCAGGATTAATATCCGCAACAAGATAGCTGGGGTAATCCGTCTCCATCATCACTGCACAGGAACCCGCGAAAGGTTCAACCAGTCGCGGGCCAGCAGGAAGATGCTTTTTCAGTTCGGACATTATGGCGGTTTTATTTCCTGCCCATTTCAGGATGGTGCTCATACAGCACCTCCGTTGTAATGTTTGCCTTTCAGCTCTGCGATTTCCTGACAGGTAATGCAAAGCTGCACACCCGGAATGGCACGGCGGCGTGCTGGCGGAATTGGCGCTTCACACTCAACGCAAAGCACGCGGGACACGCCCGGCGTTTTGGCACGGGCAGCACGGATATGGCGTTGGCGTTCTTCTTCAACGCGCTGCTGTACGAGATCCATTGCATCAGCCATCAGTGGATCTCCTGCGCTTCGTTCTGGATTGCTTCAGCAGTCACACGCAACAGTTCTGCCGCTTCGACGTGGTTTAGCTGGCGGGAGGTGATATGACACGCCAGGCTATCGAGGCGAGCAGCCATTGCTTCAGCCCTTGCCCGGCGTTCTTCCAGACGAGCCTCTGTCAGTAAAAGATTAAGACCTGCATCATCCGGTCCGGTTTTGGTCGTGAGGGTTTCAATATTACGCATAAGCAATTCTCCTGAATTTAGATAAAGGGATGCCCGGCGGGTTTACGCCATTAATTTCATTAGTTGGTTAATTCGGCATGGTTAGCCGTCTGGGAAATAAGCTCACCACTGCACGAAAATGATTCATTGCTTTAATCAACTCCCGCTTTTCGTCAGTGGTCAGCTCATTAATGCTGATGCTATGACGTTCAGCTGGAATTTTTGCCATAAAGAATATGGCAGCCAGTGCCCGTTTATTTTGTTCATTATTGATATCCCGAGGATCACGCATATCTTTAATAAACCGCTCAAGCTCTGACTCAATATTCAAACCAAAAACTTTCGCCCTTAACTCCGCAATATGATTAAGTCCATTCAGGCGTTCACCGGGTCTTAATGGAACAGTCGCCGCAGCGCCTTCAATAGCCATTTGTTCCCCCGTTTTTTCGTAGATAGTTCTGCCAGCAATTCATCTTGTGAACGGCACGGATGCCAGCGTTTACCATCCTCACCCATGATCCAGCCGTGACCGTAGTGCATTGCCGGACTTTGTTTTACCAGCAGCGATGCAAATGATGGTTCTTTCGTCAGCATAAGCACCTCACAGCAAACCGAATGAAGCACCGAGGCCAGTCACGGTATCAACTGCACTCGCCATCGCAGGATTAGCCTGTAAACGGGCCTGCAATGAAACAGCAGCCAGCGCCATCAGTCGTGTAACAGAGTTAATGCTGCTGATCGCATCACGACGGCCTGCACTGGTTTTTACATCGCCAGAAACCGCACCTGCCGCGACACGCCCTATCTCTGCAGTTGCACTCATGACGTAATGCGGCAGTTTCTCTTTTGCCACCTCATTAATCGGTACACATGGCAGGCAGTGAATCTGTGCCAGAAAGCCATCTACCAGCGTTGAATCTTCAGTCAGATCGGTAAGCAACCAGATTTCTGGTGCGGTTAATAAATGAGGTTGAGCTGGGTTCAGCTTGTTCCGCAGAATCTGCACATTCATGCCTGCACGTTCTGCCAGTTGCACTAGGTTGTGGCGCAATGCGAATGCACGACAGGCTTCATCAAAATGTGGATGTTTGGAAACTTGGTAATCAAACATGGTCAATGCCTCTGATGTATTTCAGAATCGAACTAATTAAGGTTTAGATTGCATTCTGAAAGCGCATCAACGGTCATGGCTGCTATGTTGATCATCACTTTTTCACGTTTTTTATCTTTGCGCAGACGGTGACGGATAAGGCGTCCGTCAGCCAACATGTCATTGATGGTATCGATGGACAGCCCTGTCAGCTCGCTATAGCGTTCAATAGTCACATGAGGCGTGGTAAGAGTGATTGAAATGTTAGGTCTCATGATGCAACATTCCTCGTTTAATGATGATTAATCAGGACGAATACGGATCGTTTGTATTTTGTGAACACCATAAACATACGATCGCACAGTGAAATCGTCAAGATAAAAGTTCACTTGGAGTGACCATGAATTTGGAGAAAGGCGGACGAGGCGCTATAGAGCGCATGGTAGAAGCTTATGGATTCAAAACTCGACAGGCGTTGTGCGATCATTTAGGAATCTCTAAAAGTACACTCGCCACACGCTACATGCGTGACTCATTCCCAGCAGAATGGGTAATCCAGTGCGCCCTTGAAACGGGCACCTCGCTTAATTGGCTCACAACCGGACATGGTTCAAAGCAAACTTCAGGTAATACAAATACTATGGAAGTTGCTAAATATGTATTATCTGATGGTGCCTTGCGTGAAGACGGTTTTTATATTTTTGATAAGGGATTTCTACCCTCTACGTTTAAAAAACCTTTTGTCATCACAGATAACAATTCTGAATTTATTTGTGATAAAGAATTTGATGATATACGTGACGGTAAATGGGTAATAAGTATTGATGGCGAAATAACAATCCGCGACATTACTCGTTTACCCGGTGGAAGAATCTTCGTTGAAGGTGGAAACAGAGCCTTCGAGTGCAAGATAGAAGATGTTGAAATAATTGGGAAAATTATAAGTTTAACAATTAAGTACGTTAGGTAATACCGGGAGGAAACTATGCTTGGTAAGGTATTTTTTGTGGTTTTATCATGCTCTTTGTTATTAAACCCACTAACTACCTATGCTAAAAATTATCCTTGTTCTGGGAAAAAGGGAGGTGTCTCTCACTGTACCTCCGATGGAAAGTTCGTTTGCAATGATGGAACTATTAGTAAATCAAAAAAAATCTGTACTAAAAACTCGCGATAAATTTTGCTTTTATATCTGCGCCTAATATAACAATGAGCCGCAGGCTAACCGCAAAAGTCACATACTCACATAGCAAAAAATAGCCAACTTCATTATGGCTTCAGTGAGATGTATGGTCGCAGGATTTCATACATTGACACTGGTTATATATACAGTAAAGATGCTCTCTATTGGAGGGCATTTTTTATGGCAGTACGAAAACTCACCACAGGAAAATGGCTTTGCGAATGTTACCCCGCCGGACGTAGTGGGCGTCGTGTGCGTAAACAATTCGCCACCAAAGGCGAAGCTCTGGCTTTTGAGCGCCATACGATGGAAGAAACCGAAGCAAAGCCCTGGCTGGGAGAATCAGTGGATCGTCGAACACTGAAAGACGTGGTTGAGCTATGGTTCAAACTACATGGTAAATCTCTAACCGCTGGGCAGCATGTCTATGATAAATTGCTGTTGATGGTTGACGCTCTGGGCAATCCCCTTGCAACCGATCTCACCTCTAAAATGTTTGCCCACTATCGAGATAAACGCCTGACAGGTGAGATCTACTTCAGCGAGAAATGGAAGAAAGGAGCAAGCCCGGTCACCATTAACCTGGAGCAAAGCTATCTAAGTAGTGTTTTTAGCGAACTATCCCGCCTGGGCGAATGGTCGTATCCAAACCCACTGGAGAACATGCGAAAATTCACCATCGCAGAAAAAGAGATGGCATGGCTTACCCATGAGCAGATTGTTGAACTGCTGGCTGATTGCAAACGTCAGGACCCAATTCTGGCACTGGTAGTCAAGATATGCTTAAGCACAGGCGCACGCTGGCGAGAAGCAATAAACCTTACCCGATCACAGGTGACTAAATACCGAATTACCTTTGTAAGAACGAAGGGGAAGAAAAACAGAAGCATCCCTATCAGTAAAGAGCTTTATGAAGAGATCATGGCGCTTGATGGGTTCAATTTCTTCACAGACTGCTATTTTCAATTTTTATCCGTGATGGAAAAAACGTCAATCGTGCTCCCTCGCGGTCAACTGACACACGTTCTGCGCCATACGTTTGCGGCGCATTTCATGATGTCGGGTGGAAATATCCTTGCTTTGCAAAAAATCCTCGGACATCACGATATAAAAATGACTATGCGTTACGCTCATCTGGCACCGGATCATCTGGAAACGGCGCTCCGTTTCAATCCTCTGGCAACGCTGCCAAGTGGCGACAAAGTGGCGGCAGCGGTTGGCATTACCCCGTAA